TGACTTGGTTTCCGTCGAGGAGGCGGTTTTCGTAGTCGCGGGGGATGGAGACGATGGGGGGTTCGATGCCGGTGTAGGCGGAGGCGAGGGCGAAAATTTCGGTGATGGAGCGTTCGAGGTCGCCGGCAATGACGGCCATGATCGAGTCGGAGTCGATGCGATCCATGCGCTTCGATTCCGCCGTGGTGTTCGTGAGGTTTTGTTGGGTGAGCGTGTTGATGCCGAGGCGGCTGATCTGATCCTCTAACGCGGCGAGGCACTTGAGCTGGGCGTCGAAGGCGTCGCTGGTGGGCTCGACGTATTCGGCGCCGCCGTCGGGCGGGAGGAGGAGGGCGCTGTTGACGGAGAGGCCGAGCGAGCTGTCGGAGTCGGGGTCAAAGCCGCGCAGGACAAGGATGGGGGAGGCGCCTACGTGGATGCTGTGGTGGTAGTCGCAGAAGCGCTGGGCGTAGGCGATGTTGAGTTGAGCGACCTCTAGGAGGGGTGGTTTGCTTAGCAGGTTGCCGAGGCGGTTGCTGTAGACGGTGACGAGGGGGATGCGACTCAGTGAGGTCGTGTCCTGCTCGTAGAGGTCCCAGGCGGTGGGGCCGGGGAGTTGGATGCCGACGGGGAGGTTGGTGCGAGGGGTGGTGGGGCGCCAGAGTTCGTAGCGGCCGGGTTCGAGGACGCGGATCTGGTCGGTGATTTCCTCGCCGTAACGGCCTGCGGCCGTTACAACTGTTTCGCGGATGCGGACTTGGGAGAGTTCACTGCTCCAGCTGTCGTTGAAGGTGCGCCAGCCGAGGATTTGGCGGGGGTGGATTGGGACGAGGTAGGGGTTTCGTGCCATCGCTCGTTCCTCTGCCAAGTTACGAGGCATCGAAGATGCCGAGTAATCGACGATCGAGCTGGAGTGGCCATAGAGGATGGCGGTGATGAGTTGGCGGCGGGCGTATTCGGACAGAGTTGTGCCGTCGCCTGTTACGTCGTTAGACCAGTTGATCCAGTAGTCGTCGCCTTCGAGGTGGACGCCTTTGCGGAGGATGACGCCGGCGGCTTGGGAGGCTAGGCGGAGGAGGAATGGGGGGAGGGTGGCGTGGAAGATGCGGCGGTTGTAGGCGGAGTCGTCTTCGCGGGGCTCCTGGGGGATGACGTCGCGGCTACGGGCGCGGAGTTCGGCGGTGCCGCCGACGCAGAGGTCAATCGGATCCCAGTGCGGCTCCATCGACTGAACGAGCTGCGTCCGCTTGGACGGGTCCGTGTCGTTGACGCCGGGGGGTAGGGGGAGGGTGTAGGCGGGGCGGGCGGGGGTGGCCGAAGCGATGGGGTAGCTGCTGTTGTCGGCCACGTTCCAGTGCTATTCGCTAATAGCCTAGTTTGCCTGCGGTTATTTGCGCTTGGGGCGCTTCCTTGCTGTTTTGGCGGATTTCTTGAAGGCTGCGTCGGTGGGGGCGCCTTCGGAGCCGGGGCGGCGCATCTTTTCGCCTGAGCCAGCGGCGATGCGCTTCCGTTTGGCGTGGATATTGCTGTAGAGGCCGCGCTTTGCGGGCATGGCGGGCGGAGTGAGGTAGACCTAGTTTTCCCTAGTATGTGAGGAAAGAGCTGCCGCCGGAGGCGTAGCGGCGGAGGGGGGTTAGGTAGTGGATTGCGTAGCCCAAACTATCGACCGGGCCTGAGATGTCCTCCTTCCCTCCTCTGCCTTTGGTTGGCTTGCCAGCGGAATCGTAAGCCTGCTGTTCCATGGAGCGGATTAGGTATTTGCAGTTGTTGTGGACTTTGAGGCGGTTGGCTAGGAGGAGGACGTTGACGCAGTTGATGCGGTCGGCGATTTCGGGGTTTGAGGGTTGGGCTTTGACGGAGAAGCCGCCGCGGCGGAGGAGGGCGAGGTCGGATTCGCTGGAGTTGGTGGTGGAGCGTTGGCGGGAGGCGGCGTCAGGGATGACGACGAGGTTGCCGGCGGCGAGTTGTTCGGGGTAGGTGTCCTGGAGGAGGCGGACCACGGCGGGGGTGTCTTTGGGGCAGTGCTCGGCGACGACGTGGAAGTCGTTACCGCGCCGAACTATTACTTCTAGGAAACATCCGTCCACGTTAAAGTCTACACCAACGAACACACGATCGTCGGGTTCGATTACAGTGTCACACCAATGCTGGTCGCGTGAGAATGGGTAGTAGACAGTTGTGTTCTCTAAATTACAAAAATCTCCGTTAATGTAAGATGTAACTAACTGACTCGGGAAGTTAGTATAAAGAGACTCGACGAATCCTTCGGGTAGGTATGGGTTATCGGTTGTTTTTGCTTTGATAAGTCTACGGTCGGGACCATCGTTCTCTACGAATGTCTTAAACATCCAGTTGTAGCCCTCGGGAGTGGAGGCTACGGCCAGTTGGGGTTTTACTCCGCCGCGGAGACGAGCCAGCATCATTTCGGATGCTTTTTGTGCGACTTGGTAGGGTGAAGTATCCATCTCGTCTGCGAGCACTGCTGATAACGTCTGACCTCGGATTCTATTGAAGGTTTCTGTAGCTCGGCAGAGTATTGTGGTTGTTCCTGTGGGGTGGTGGAGGATGTACTCGGGTTGAGGAGAGACGCGGAAATCGTGGGGAATGTCAAACTCTTCTAGCCAATCGTCGAATGCACGCATAAAAACATCCCTAATCATGATGTTCGTAGGTTCAAACACAGCCATAACTGTGCCTGGGTTTTCCATAGCTAACAGGGTTGCCTTAGCGCAGAGGGCTCGGGTTTTTCCGCTGTTGTGGTGGATGAGGCCGTGGGCCTCGTAGTGGTTCCATATCGGGACGTGAAGGTCGTAGTAGGCATCAATGCGGTCAAAGGTGATCGTTTTTATCGGATCCCATGTATAGTGGGAAAGACCGTTGCCTTTTGGGTTTTTCTGCGATGACCGTTCGGGATCTAGAGATTGTGCAAATGCTGGCTCTCCGCCAGGAGGGGCTGAGTGTTGGGGATATTGCGGAGCGCACGGGTAGGAGTAGAGGGACTGTGTCGCGGATCTTGCGGCGCGAACAGATGAGTACACATCGGAGGGGGCCGTGGGACGAGTTGACGGCTGAGCAGCAAGAGCAAGCGAAGAAGGACTATCGCAGGGGATACTCGCTTGCATACCTGAGGAGCGTCTACGGGGTCCAGACAGACCGGCTGAGCAAAGAGTTTGAGGGGATTCCGGCGCCGAGCCAGCACACGACAGGGATTGAGCGGTTGCTGGATTTGGCGCCGTATGTGCTGGAGGACTACACGGAGGGAGCGATAAGCACGCGCGAGGCAGCGAGACGGTTTGGGGTGCATGAGGGGACCATGCGGGTGTTTCTGCAGCAGAGGGGTGTGCTGAAGTCGAGAGGGGCGCAGCCGGGGATTGATAACCCGCAGTCGAAGGCGCGCCAGCAGGTTGATGCTTCGGATCGGGATTCTGGAAAGTATTGGGCTCGCAGAACCGTTGAGCTAGCTCTTGGGCGAAAACTTCCCAAGGGGTGGGTGATCCATCACATGAACGAGAACCCGAGGGATCAAAGGCAGTCGAATCTGTGGCTGTTACCGACTGCGCAGTTGCATGGGATCTATCATCAGCAGCAATCGGAGAGCCTGGCTGCAGGCGGGAGAGTGGCTGCCAGCCAGACGGCGTTAGAAAACGGTGGTCTTTGGTTACCACAACTTCTCGCCCAGCTTCAGTCCGAACCCGAAACAGTGGAGCAACTCCTTTCTTGTACGCCGGGGTTGCCCACGCCGGACCAGCAAGAGTCTGAACTCGAATAGGGCGATCCAGCAGAGTGGAGATGGGGGCGCCGTCGATGATGGTCTCGCCCCCTACGCAGCCGAAACCGGCGCAAAACCCGAGGATCTTGGTTTCTGTGTCGAGACAGAACTCCTTTTGGGCTGGCAGCAGAGAGTCGATGATGCGTTGTCGTAGCGAGTCATAAGACTCGCTACAGCGGGTGCCGGTGCCGGTGGGGGCGGAGAGGCAGGCGCCGGATGGGATGCGAGCCAGCAGAGACACGTGGGGGTGCGGCGCGGGGGTAGGGCGGGCCGCGGCTGCTTTATGGGAGTTTACTGGTGGGGGATAATTTTTGCCGCTGCGCCGGGGGAGGGGGCGGTGGGGAGTGGGGTGCGGGGGTAGGGGATAGGGTATTAGGGTAGTTGAAAATGGGGTTGGTCAGAGAGCAGCGGGTAACAACCAGAACGCCTGTACTACTTCCCCGGGGGTAGGGCCCCCGGGTGGTAGGGGCCAGTTGGGCACGCAATAAAAAACCGCCCCGGTTGGGGCGGTATAGTCGGTGGGCAGCGTGCCCGGTTTTCTTACCTGTTAGGGTATTAGCATTGCTTATGATCGGTTCAGGTGATGATCACCCCTGCAATTCATACTCAAGATCCATTGCCAGCATGAGCAGAGGCCCCACGTAGGGCGTCTCACAGATGGCGTCCCACTCTTCCTCGCCGACTACTTCCCGCATTGCTGCTAGGTGGTCGGCGATGGCGTGGGCGTTGTCGATGATGCGCCCCAGGCGCTCAGTGTCAAGTTCGAACATTTGTTCTCCTGTATGGGGGACTGGTGTGTCTCTCCCATGTCTCTAGTATAGCAGACTAGATGGCATGGTGCGGGATTGTCACAATCTGAAATGTAGTAGGGTACGTGTCGAGTTGTTACAGTGTGACAATAATGTTGGGTGGCCCCGGACTACTGGGGCCGATTCGGCGCGGTTTACGGTCTATCGCCGGCTGACCAAGGGGTTTTCTCCCCCACCGCTCTACCGTAACAGGGAACAGCGCAGTGTGGTGGGAGTGTTACATACTGTAATGTTACAGTCTGTGACGAGTTGGGCGCGTGGTGTGGTGGGCGGGGGTGCTTATAGGTGGGGGAGATCAGCGCGGCAGAGCCACCGCACACACGGCACCCACCTAACCGCCCCATGCCGCCCATTATCTCCATCCCATCCCATCCCGCCCGATTCACCGGAGCCCCGTCCCATCGCCTTTGATTGGCCTTGATTGGTCACCTAGGCGCTGCGCCCCAGGATCCCCGCCAGTTCAAGCATCAGACGAGTAGCGCCAATGGCGTTGCTTCCTTGTCTGGTATCCAGACTCTGCTCCTGCACCTTCATTAGCGTTTCGATCGCCTGTGCGGCCAATTCCTTACGGTCCAGCTGAGCAAGGTCCTTCACAGCCTCGCGACGTGCCATCGCAATACGATTCTCCGCCGTCCTATAAGACAGGCCCCACTCATCGGCGCACAACTTACGTATCTGATGCGGTCGCTTTCCATGGCTGAGCCAGTCGCGCACAGTGTTGACCTGATGGGCGATCTCCATCGAATTGAACGTAAGGATGCGTCTAGGTTTGGCGTCCTCTTCGGCTTCCATTCCCGCCCCAGTGCTCTCGCCTTTCATCCTAGGTTTCCGAGTGTTGCGGCGCCATTGCGCAATGGCCGCCTAGGTGCGCTAGGGTGATAGGCGAGAACCGGCAGAGCACGACCCGTTGCCCCGGTTCCGATCGAATCATGCCAAACGAAACAATCCGCTACCTAGCGGAGGTACATCCGAACTACCGCGCCGTGTGGCGCCCGTTTGCTGGGCATCCTTGGAGCGGCCGCGATGCCTCAGGCTATGGCCGGCGGATCCCGACCGATTGGGCGATCCAATTGGGGAGCCGTTGGCACCGTGTCTACGTTTGCTGCTACAGCAACAGCGGCACGACATACATTCGCACCAAATCCGACCCATTCCTTGTGGTGCGGGATTACGACCTACCGGAACGGCCGGCCGGCCTTGCTGCCCCGACCCACCCGGCAGAGGTGCGCGCATGAGACCCACGCCATTCATCAACTGCCTGGCAGTTGCGGTCCTGATGCTCAGCACCGTCGTACTAACGAGGCATGCCATCATCACAGAATCGGCATGCCCCGCATATTCTCAAACGACCCACCAGCAGAGCACACCATGATGATCCTCAGCGCAGCTCGAAGCTGCGCGGCGCCTAATGGCTGCCGCATCATCCGACCCAGTGACAGGAGCTGTTGGATTCTTGTTTCGCCATGTGGCCGGTACCGTTCGCAGTTCTGGACACGGGCAGAGGCAAGGCAGGCAGCAGCAACACGCAAACCGACCCACGCATTTCCTGTAGAGCAATGAGCACCACCACCACCACCACACGCCAGCTCACTTGGCAGGCAGAGCACACTGACACCTTCGGAGGTGAGGTGAACTACAGCTGGTGTCGCCGCGAGACGTTCGCGTTGCCCTATGGGGCGACCGACCGGCAGATCGTTCGAGCCGGTAAGGCGGCGTTGGGGCTGACGGGCTGCCGGTGTCGAACCAGCCCCTTAGGCGGTATGGAAGGATTCGAGCTGCGCCCCGTTGGAGCGTGTGAAGTAGTTTTCATCACGCTAGAGGCGTCTTAGTACAGAATCCCCACCCTAGATTTACCTAGGCTCAAACCACCATAACAACGGATCACACCATGGCAAGCACTATCACCACGCCTGAGACAATTGAACAGTGGCTGCAGGCTTTAGCAGGATGCCTCACCACGTCCCGTAGGAGCGATGGGACGGAATACGTGCACCTATCCGAGGGGGAGCACTGGGAGCCCATACGGGATCAGCTGCAGGAGGCATGCAGACTGGCCCATAGGGGGGAACTGCCGAACGATTGGCGTTTTCAGGCCATCTCAGACATTACTGATGGTCTACTGGAATACTGTGAGCCCGAATCTCAGGTCTGGGATCTGGACTCTTTCACTGATGCAACCTATAGCGTCGCTGACAGGTTGACGGATTGGGAAAACTCTGCACTTGCGCAATGGATCGCAGATCACCCAGGTAGAGCAGAGTTCGACGACGATTCGATAATTTCCGGCGTTTCAGACATTTTCCGGTTGATTCAATTCCGGCAGAGTGAAGAGTTAGCCTATATGGCCTTTTCCCTGCTGTGCACGTTCGTGGGTTACGTGAGGGGCTGAGCCATGACAGCCAACTCCGACGCGGCCGCGGCCTTTGCGTCTCAGTGTGCGGCCGATGGCGACCCAAGGGGCGATATTGTGGCCGCGCTGCAGTCGCTGTTTGGTGTCAGTCGCGCCACCGCCTACCGTCTTACAGCCACCGCCATGGTGGCAGGAGGCTGCCAGGCAGAGGCTGAGACAATCGCCAGGCTGCCTGATGGGTCGATCGACGTCGCGGCAGAGGCAGAGAGGCAATATGCAGCTGCCGTTGCCCGCGACGATGAGGCAGCCCAGCTCAGGTGGTTTGCGATTCTGCGCAAGCTGAAAACCTGAGACAGTCTCAGACTGTCTCATAGCCCGCCCCAGTCACAGCCTGGGGAGTCTCAAATCTCACCATTCTCCAACCCCATGAAATTCTCAGAATCCGAGCTTACTATCCCGGCCCATTGGCTGAGCGCGATCATCAACGGTGATGAGACTGCGTTTGATTACTACGATGATCCGGCCGATTATGCTGCCTATCAACGCTTCACAGATGAAGAGATAGGTAGCGCTACGGTTTGCCTCCCTGACGAGTGGGAACCGGAATTCTTGCGCTACCACGACGCACAACCCTATGGCGTCTTGGCGTGCGACTGCGTCAGAGCGACGCTACTGCGTCCGCTCAGCTAAGCCCGCCCCATTGCCCCCTGGCCGGCGCTGCTAAGGCGCCGGCTTTTCTGTGTCTGCGATTGTGAAGTTTTCCTACAGTCTCGCTAGACTGCGAGAGTAGCGACTAGGCTCACAGGCGAGCACCTAGAAAACCGGATCCGTTCAGGCAGCCCATCGGCGCCGCTGGCTTGGAAGCGATAGCCCGGCGCCGCCCCATTTGCTGTCTGAACTATGAACCACCAAACCACCATCGCCGCGCGTTGCGGCCGTGCCGCCGGCATCGCCTGGCGGCACACTGCGCAGACTCTCCGGCTGATCGACTGGCAGGAGGTTTGCGCGATTGTCTGGCATGGGCTGATCGTGCTTGCTGTGCTCACGTGGCACGCTGGTTTCGAGACTGGCGCCGCTGTGCACCGTGCCAACGACCGACTAGCGGCCTTGTGGCGCCGCTTGTGGGTGCCCGAAGTGGAGACCACGGCAGAAGCAGCAGAGGCGCCGCCTAGGGTCTCCTGCAAGGCGCCTACGGTGCATCCTCTGGCAGTTGTTGCCGCTGAACTGGCAGAGCTGCCTAATCGAGAGCTGCGGGCCATTGCCGGGATTGCTGCCAGGCGATCGAAGCATCAGTTGATCAGCGCGATTTGCGCCACCTAGAACGGATCCGGAAAACGAGAAAAAACGAAGCCCCCGGTTGGGGGCAAAAAGAAAAAAGCCTGCCCCCGGTTGGGGCGGAGCAGTGCTAGGCGGTGAGAATGGTTATCATTTCTATTCTCGTTTTGCTTGCCCAGGACAACCATAGTAGGAATGCAATGCGAAGCGGGAGACTAGGCGCCGCAGGTAGTTTGGGGATTATGCAAAAACTGCATAGCCCTGTTGAATGGCCCGCCAAGGTGCTTGTATGAATGCCCTTGAATGGCCGTCAGATTGTGAGTCTATGAATGGCTTGCCAGTACGCATTTCTCGACTCTTCTAGTGTTGAAAAACTACCTAAATAAGTAACCTTTTTATTTATGTAGGCTTGGGCTACCCAAAGTCCTGTAGATTTTCTGAAATAACCACCATTAAAATTACCTCTGTTTTGATTGTTTACTCTTGCGCTAACGTCTCGCAAGTTCCAGTATCTATTATCTAGTTTATTTCTGTTAATGTGGTCTACCTGCTGAGAAGGCCAATACCCATAACACCACGCCCACACAACACGGCTGTAAGGTCTTTGGATAGGTCTGCCTTGATACCATACATTCATTCGGAGGTATCCGAATTTATTTAAAAATCCTTTTACATGCTTACCTGTTGTCTTACTTATTAGCTTTCCGTTGAACGGGTCAAAATCGTAAAGTTCCCACAGTCGCTCAACCGCGATCTGTCGCTGTACACTTGCCATGGCAATCGGGTAAGTCGGTTGTCCGGGTGCGGGAGGTGCGAACTCGCCGCACCAATCATTTTAGCCGATCTGCTCAAAGAACTGGCGACACCGAGCAAGGTAGCCGTCCTGTGCCAGAACGAGTTGGTCGCGGTTGATGAATGTCAGGTCAGGGGGGCCGACTCGGCGGGCGACGACGATCAGCGCTCCAGGGACTTGAATGCCTGTCAGGTGGTCTAAGCCGAGGCTGTAGGCACCGAGCTGCAGGGTGTAGTCGGCGAGCATCTCGGGGGATCGACGGTTCGCTGAGGTTTTGAAGTCAATCAGAATGGGCGCCCCGTGTAGAGATGAATGGGCGCCGTGTTCTTGGAGGTGCTCCGGGGAGAGCGAAAGGAGGGCGTCGGCGGTGCCTGCGAAGCCTGCGGGGTGGTGGATTGAGAACTCGCTGGCGTGGCATTGCGTGACGTTCTCGGTGATCCAGCCGAGGAGGCTCTTGGCGTAGCCCTTGGCAGATAGGGAGACGGGCGGAACGCCAGGGAGGGTACGTCCCATTGCCCACTTGAATACGGGAGTGGGGATGTGGGGGAGGCCGTGGGAGTCCAGGCGGAGCGAGCCACGTTTATTTGCGACGGCTCGGGCGACTTTGTTTGTGGTTTTGAGTAAAAATTCTGCTTGGTTGTGCGCCTGGGTGCCGCGGGTGGCGGCGGTGGTGCGGTCTTGCTCGGCGGCGCCGGGGCCGTATATGGCGTTCTGGCGGCGGGCCCAGCCTTCGAGGCCGGACTTGTCGGCGGTGGCGCTCAGGATCGAGGTCACGGAGTAATAAATGGCGCCGTAGGCGTCGCGGTAGATGCGTTGGGGGCCGGTGTCGTCACGCACCAAGGCAGAGCGGCGGAGGGCGGCGAGGGCGTTGGTGCGGTCTGGTGTCATGCCGCGAGTTTGGTGATGGTGAATGCGACGAGGGCTTCAAGTTCGCGGCGGTCGAGGGCGCCGCGGGTGAAGGCGGCGGCTTCGGAGACGAGGCGGTGGTAGTCGCTGGGGGTTAGTTCCTTTGTACTAATCCCCCTGGTGAGGGTGCGCTGGCGGATGAGTTCGG